CCAGCCACCGCCACCACCGCCACCTCCTCCGACCATTGTTAAAAATACTTTTGTTACGCCTGTTGGTACTGTAAATGTCCCGGTAGATGTAAAAAGCCGACTATGAGATACAGACTCTAATTTCTTCGATCCATTGACAATAATTGTTGTTCCGTCAACTTTACTTTCTAAATAATCAGCGGTGTCGCCGGAATCTGCTTTGACTTTTCCAGAAGCAACTAGCTTATTGCTCGCATTAACTTCAACCGTCGTGCCGTCGCAGATGTTATTCAGGAAATCCGCCGCAACGCCTGTTTTAGGTCTTACTTTTCCGCCCGTTGCCCCTTGCCACTTTCCAGATGATGTTGAAAACTGCAGGATTTGCTCATCTGTCGGACTTCCAACATCGGTATCTGTTAAATCATTTAAAACAACATCCGCCCCGATCACGCTTGATCCGGTCATTTTTAGAAACTTGCCAGTCGCATATGCCGCTAAAGTATCAGACAAATCAATGAACCTCGCCTTGCCTAAATTAAGAAAAGGGCGGACATCTTTAAACACATATCCCTCTGTGGCGTTTGAATCTTTGTCCTCATAGTCCACAATAGACGACATCCCTGTTTTGCAGTAAAGAAGTGCTAAGGGAAGCTCATCACTTGCCAAGCTACCAAACGGGGCGATCGGGGCGACAGCTTCCGCGCCAGCAATGATGGCAAGGCTTCCGCCGGCATTAATCTTAACAAGGTCAATTCTTGGGTTTGCTGTGGGCGCTGTGACAGCACTTGTGTTCCCGCCGGCGAAAACAAGCGGCGTGCTTCCGATATAGACATGGTCAAAATATGCCGAGCCATCCCCACAGGCTTCGACCTTGACTGTCATGTTCGGCGACGCTTGAGCGCGGACCCGAAGCGGAAGCATATCCATCAAAAACAACGCTTTGAAATTATTACGCAGATTGTCCAGCGACATTGTCCCCGTTGGCTGGGTTTCATCAAAGACAAATCTTTCCATCATTTACTCCTTTTCTTCAATATTTGATTTTCACAAACAGGGCATTTGCCCTCGTAAACCTCAATCATATTGGGAAGCCGGCGCGGTTTGACTTCCTGCATTTCGACATTCTTCCCGCATTCTGTGCAAAAGCCTTTCATTAAATCCCCCTTGCTTCCCAATCAATTTCAGCCGTTCCAATAGCTGATCCGCTGACGTTGTAAACTTTAACTGTGAACCCGGTTTTGCTTTTTGTTGTAACGACCGGGAACCCGACAATGCCGTTGACGACCTGACACCTGACGCGCGGCGTTTCGGTAAATGGCTGACCGAAAACAACCGAAGTGCCACCAGAAGCAACCGCCAAATCACCACCATAGTCAACATACGCGGTCGGAGCGTTGATCTGCGCAAGCGCGCTGTAAATGACAACGGGTTTGTCTGCGTCCGTTGATGAGATATTGAAACCAAAAACGGCATACCTTGCCCGGTATTGAATGACGGCGCTTAATTCTTCCCAATCGGACCATGTCACATTGTCCTCTGAATAGCGGATCATCGTCCCAATCGTGGCGTTTTCGTCATCGTCGTAGTCAATATCCATGACAACCTTAAATTCAAATATCGCGCCTAAATCAAACGGGTTGGCTGTGTCCATCCTAAGACTTCCGACTGTCACAAAAGACGCATCAAGGTTAAGGCTTCCGGAAGTCTCTGCGTACTCACACGTTTCGCCCTCGCCCTCGACATCTTCCCAAGTTTTGGCGGTATTTAATGCATAAGCTTTTCGCGCGTAGCTCTCGTCATACAGGACAGACCAGACATAATCTAAATCCGTTAATGTCGCGCCCTCCATCCTATTGTTGCTAAACAGGTCAATGGAATTGACCGTGTTTCTCTCTGGCGGTGATGTAACTGTCAAGGTGTCAATTGTTGGCGTGGCTTTAATGAGATACGACTGCAGTCCGATCTCGCCCACCGGAAACATAAATTCATTAGCTTTGACAATGGCAATAGATGATGCGGTCCCCCAGTTTGAGCCTTTGCGGATTTCATACTTTGAAGCGTCAAGGTCTAGGATCTCATCCCACGAAAACCGAAGCATTGAGCCTTGCTGTGTAACATCAAAGTTTGCGACATCGCTGGGCGGGGCGGTTTTTCCGGCAATGGTGATGCTTTCCTGCAGGGCGTCATCAAATCCCATCTCCTCGCCCTTAACTGAAATTGACGATACAGCGACAAGATATGTTTCACCCTCAACAATACCGCTTGGGATAACAAAAGATGTGCCGGAAGTTCTGCCGACTTTCTGCCAACTTTCTCCGTCGTTGTCAGAAAAATAAATAACCGCTTCTTTGTATTGATTAAGGTAATGGTTTAAATCGTCTGGTTTGTCAAAGAAAACATCAATAGCACTTTCAAGCGAGCCGTCGCCTTTTAAAACAAGATGCTCGCCCAATTCAAGGTTTCTGACCGGCGGAATGCCGTAGTTAAGTGCTGAATAATTGCTTGTCGGCAAGTCGGGCGCTGTGTCGTCATAAACGCTGTCGGAATATTCCATCGCCACAATATCAACGATTTCCTCGTATTTGCGCGCCATTGAGATAATGCGAAACGGCTTTGTTTGGATATTCTGCTCGCCGAAAGAGTAAACCGCCCCTGCGGATGGCGTTGCGCTTAACGCCTCAATCTCAACCGTGCTGACCTCGCCTGCGCCGGTTGTAACCTCTTTGGTTTCGACCGTGTCATCATCCAGCCGGATTTGGACAACATAGGTTGTGTCCGCTTCGATCTCAACGATTCGGTCTAAAACCAGCGATGTTGTTGTTGACCCCGCTTGAATGCGCCCAGAAAAGCCCCATTGCGGAACATCGTGGCTGACGCCCACCACATCCCCGACCTCGCACGCCACCGCGTCAATGCCAGCCCTGAAAGAAACAATGCGCGTGCAGTATTTCGCCAGCTTTAAGGCATACCTTGAAAGCCTGATCGCCTGTGACGCCCGTGAACAGAAAAGCCGCAGGGATGCCTTTCTGATTGGCTGACCCTCTGCAAGCGCGTCCTCGTCAATATAGGCGACTGTTTCCCTTTGATAGTCTTTTTCTCCATCGTTAAAAGTCGTCTCGATATAATTCGGCACTTCCTTGATCGATTTCCATGTCTGCGTAAAGGTCCCGTCAATGATGTTTCCCATCCCGAAAACCTGCACAACGCTTTCAGGCTTATCAATCTTGACCTTGATCGTTCCGGTGTTGAAATATAAAAAGCCGTTGAAGGTCGCCAACAATTGCGTGATCATATCAACGGCGGATGTTTCGCTGTCTAAAACAACATCCATCCGGAAGCGTTTTTCATAACCGCCGTTGCCGTCCTCAACCTTTTCCTCACAATATTTGGCACTTTCAAGAAACGCCACATCGTCAATGTGGTCTGTTTCAATAAACTCGCCCAGCCCATAGCGGGTGTTGGTGAGCAAATCCCTGACGCACCAGATCGGGTTCGCGCTGTATGCTGTGACATAGGTTTCGCCGTCCCAATCAAGCGGGGTGTCATCAGATAAAAGCTGAAACTCCTCATCGTCTTGGTTCCAATAATAATCATCCCAATCAACAAGGGTCCCGCTGTTTAAAACATTCGGCACACGCACCTTTTTGCCCTTAACAAGGCTGGTGATGTTTGGCGCGTTTCCGCTTAGCTGGTCTGTGGCAAGAAGTTTAATCGCAACAAGTGCGGTGTTTGGGTATGAAAGGTCGTCTGTTTTGATCTCATCGATCTGATCAAGAAGCAGGTCGCCTGTTTTCTTAAAGTCTGAATCATCGCTTGTGCGGGTGATGCGGATGTCGTATTTTCCTGCAGTCAGCCCGTCTTTTCTAAAGACGCGCCGGACCGCTGACCGGGATTTTTCATTGATGGTCGTTTCACCAAGATTAGTGTATGACCCTGCGGATGTGAGCTTATACTCGACTTTGTATGTAACCGCCCAAGACTTGATCGCGCCAGACCCCTCGTCCTGTTGAAATAACCCCGATGGAAGCCTTAAATGAATCTCAAACGCCTCGACATCTGAATCGCGCGTTGTGTAAATATAGGCGCTGTCTTTGTTGAGCGTAACGCCTAAATTATAAAGATTGTGCAGGTCCTCAAAATTTGAAATGACGGTCTGGTCATTTGTTCCAGTCTTGATAACCGTTTCGGCGCCAGTAAAGTTATCGATTGGGTTGCCGTTTAACTGCAGGCTTGAAACACCCTCGATCTCACCCTCGCCAAGCGCGACCAGCTGGCTTAAATAGTTTTTATCTCCGTCCTTCCAAATGTATTCATTGATAATGTTTCCGCCAACGCGATGTTCGCCGTAAATAAGAGCGACAGGAATGCCGACATCCCTTGTCTGCTGTGCGCCGTCCCAGCCGTATGTTGGAGATCCCTCATCAATCCCAGCCCCACTTCCGAAAGACGGCATCCGGGATTTTGCGGTGATCGCGGAATAGATAGAATATGCAAACATTCCCCAATAAGCGACTGTGACAGCGGCGGTCACAAAACTCGCAATAGCAACGGCGGTCAGAGCTGTCGCCCCAAAGGTCGTCGCAACTGACGCCACAATAGCGCCGATCCTAACCGGGTCTTTAACCTTTGGCAGAACAACAACATTGTCCCCGTCTTTTATTTTAGATGGGCTGACCTTACCGTTTACGATGACATCGTGGGTTTCAGCAGAAAAGTTTTCAATGCCGGCTTTTTTAGCGTAATCAGCAACAGAATAATCTGGGCAATAGACCACAAAAGAAACCTGACGACCGCTCTCATTAAATCTATTCGGCGAAAATATAATTTGTATCATCTTTTTATCCTGTAAAAGCCGACCAGTTTCGGAAACCAGTTGACAAGTTTTTGAATATTCACGCCAGCTTTACTGCAATGAATGAATCTATTTCCAGATAAAACAACGCCTGCGTGGTTTGCAATACCCTGTCCGTTTTTAAAAAGCACAACATCAAGAAAGTGCGGCGTTATAGCTTCTTCAAATTGCCTGTAATAATTATCAAGAAAAAAGTTTTGCCCGTTCTTTGACCATCCGACGGCGTAATCTTCAACATCAATCAGCTCAATTCCAGCGTCGGCGTAAATGCACTTTATAAGTCCGTAACAATCCAAGCCCTTAACGCTTCGCCCTAAATGTTTGAATGGTATGTGCGTTTTTAAATATTTATCGCATACCATCGTTTCATTTATCATCCCAAGACCACCCTTTGAGGTGTTACCGACGGAAACCCGCCGAATCGTTTATAATTTCCAAGCGCCTTACACCTCGCTTTTGTTTTATTGCAGACCGTGTCCGTCCCAGAATATCCGCATTCGGTGCTTTTAAACTTCCAGCCGCAATAATTTCTTGAATATTTCCTAAGCGGTAAAGCGACATCCATCACATCAAACTTTCCGGCTAATGTGAAAACAACGCTGTTCTCATCCGACCTGTAATCATCAATAAAAAATATGTCCTCGATGTAATTGTCCGGGTCGTTTAACTGATCCGCCCATACAGTCTTGATTGAAACCTTTTTCCCGCGAAAGTCGTATGATTCCAAGTATGAGCCGATGAGCCTTGAAACATTGGCGATGGTGACCTGAACCTTGTCAATCCCGCCGCTTTTATTTTCCCCGACGACATCAAAGGTTATCGGAAACGCCGTGAATGTTGTTCCGCCAAAAGAAACATTCTCATCGTTCTCGGCGTAATATAGATTTGTTCCTCCACCGTCATAATTAAAAAGCGTGAACAGATGCAGGGGTCTGTTTTCCTGCAGGTTTTTTGTTTCTTTAAACTCGGTCGGTGTATCGCGCATTATCTGACCTCTTTTAAGTCAAAGCTGAAATCATAAACATCGTATGCCACGCGCTTAACCTCTAGTGAATCGCTGGCAAATCTGACATTGTATTCTGTCTCATCGTTTGGATTATCGAATGTGAAAGCGGTGTATGCGCCTTTCTTTTCCTCAAAGAAGGTCTTTAAACTGTCAACCTCGCTTTCCGGTCTGTTCTGATAGGACAGGCGGAAGGTCTTTAGCGGATTGCCCCACTTGTTCCGACGCTGTTCCGACCCGTTTTCAAAGCGGGTGACAAGGGTTTTAAACTCAATGATTTCCTCAACCTTGCTGTAATTCGTGAGCGTAAAATCCGCCATAGAATCCCCTTATGTGTATTGTTGAATTGCTGACCTGATGTTTCCGTTGCTCTGAATTTCATAGGCGACCGCATCCGCTAAGGTCTTACGGTTTCGGTAAACATCCGAAGCATCCCAAGCGGTGATCGCTTGATTAACATTGATCGTTAAGCCTCCGCCTGACCGCACGTTCCCGGCAGGCGTGACCTCCTCTCCTTTGTGCAGGGGGTAAAGACCGGGCTGCGGGACATAGTTTGTGCCTGTGGCAAGACCGGCTGTCCACGACGTCGGCAAGATGCTCATCATGGCTTTCTGTGCGGCAATATTTGCAAGCACCCTAAGCATCGCATCGCCGAAGGATGTCATTAAATCCTGCAGGTTTCTAAGCTCGCCCTTAAAAGCGGAAAAGAAAAACTCGCTAAAAGCGTTTTGAACATTCCGAGCGACCTGTTTCCCGACTTCTTCCATATCAATGAACGATTTTTTGATTTTATCGTTTGCATCTGCGATTGTTTTAGTTGACTTGACGACGATGGTTTCAAGATTGACGGCGTTTTGCTGTTCGATCTTATGCTCAAGGTTTATTGCGCTAACGATTGCCAGCAGAGCCTCTAGCCTTTTTAATACGGGTTCTTGACCCCAAAGCGCTTGTTTTGCCAGCTTCTCTTGTTGTGTGATTTCTGCGTTGATCTTCTCAAGGTCTTTTTGGAGCCAATATACCGGAGAAGATTTTTGACTTCTGTCTTTATCAAGAAATTCTGTCCACCATTCAATCGAGAACCTAAGATCATCCATCGCGCCTTTCCATCGGACGCTTTCTGTAATATATTTTCCGATTGATTCTTGCAGGTCTCCAAAAGCATTTTTTAACTGCGTAACGCTTCCGGAATAAGTGCCAATGTCGCCCTGTGCCATCCCGCCAAACTTCTTTTCCATCGCTTCAAGGGCGGCGATTGCTTTTTGTGATTTTGGTATGTTTTCATCAAGATGGATGTTTAAGCGACCAAGTTCTCCTGTGAATCCCCCCATCGCCTTTGCAACAGTCAGCCCTGCTGTTGATAGATCGCGACCTGTGGCAGAAGCAAAGTCCATTGCGACCTTTGCCGCGCGTTCCATTTCAGCCTCTGCAACGCCGCCAACAGATATGAGCTGTTGCATCAACTCAAGGATTTCGTCATTGCTGTAACGGGTTGTGCGCTGGATTTCATCAGCAAACTTGGCATACTTCTTTGACACCCTGTCAACCTGCTCGCCGTTTAACTGCAGGGCGTTGCGCAGGCGAAGCATGGCATCTTCGTTTCTGGTAGCTTCATTTATGAAGCCGGACATGAACCGCGACAACTGCTTGACGGCGTTTGTGAAAAGATAAACCTTTGCGGTAAGAGCGACCCAATCCTGCCCGATATTTTTAAGACCGCCGAACCCCTGCTTGATCTTGCTCATCTCGCCGGAGACTTGGTTATCGAGCTTTACTTTTATATTAAGATTTGCCTCTGCCATCTTTGACCTCGCTCAATTTGTCTATGTATTCCCCAATGACATTGAAAGCCTGTAACAACTTAATCGGCTGATCCAGCCATGTCCCGGCGTTTGGTAAATATCCGTTCTTATAAAACCCGTATGCTTCAATAAAAAACGCGATATTTCCTTTAATAACTGTCTGCGGACATCGGTCAAACTCGATTGTTTCATTCCCAACCCTGACGATCTTTGGCGATGCGAGCGGTTTAACACAACCGCGAATTTCCTTGATCTGGTCATTACAATGCGCGCAATCCACATTGTTGAAAATAGCCCACACCGCCACTATGAGTTTTTTTGTTCAACCCTCGTCAAAAAATTAAACGTGATAACCTGTGTGGCAATTTCAACCAATGCCGTGACCGGCAAGCTCTCAATAATAGCGTCATCAACTTTGTCATAATCTTTCGGCTCAGTGTCTTTGCCGATTGCGTAGTTTTCAATGCGTTTAACGCCCGCCTTGACAATTTCTCCGGACCGCTCCTGTATAGCTTGAACATCTGGCGACCCGTCGTCTTTAAACACCCCGCTTAACAGCGTGAAAGAATCCCGCTTCTTTAGCACGCCAATGAAAAACTTTGTCGGATTTTCTCCATCATCGCTAAGCGTGTATTCTTTAACCTCGTTTGTGTCAATCCCTGTGATCATTTAAAGCCCCCTTTTAGGTTTGTTTGCCGTTTTGCCCCCACC